GTTTAGATTTAATCATAAAGAACAAAATGCTCCTATAATACAAAAACCCGTTCATAACGAAATTAATTTGGACGGGTTAAGATTGTTAGAGTTTTTTAATTCTGATATGAACAAAGAACAGACTCAAACTATGATGAAATATTTATTAGGATTTGGTTATTATTGGGGTGGAAGATATGATGACGATTATATTGCAGGTGATTGTTTAAGTATTCCTAGTAGATACAATCTTGGTGGAACACCTTTAGATCATGCAATATTAACCATGCCAACTATTATAGATAACTTTAATTCTAAAAACAAAGTACAAAAAACTAATGTGATTATTTTATCTGACGGTGATAGTCATGGTGCGAATAACAAGTTTACATTATCTAGTGAAGGTTGGAAATTTGATGATGGTGGTGGATATGATTCTCAAACTATTATTACAGATAAAAAATCTGGTAAGACTATGAAATATGATTACAATTGGAGAGGTGAACCAACTGAAAACTTATTAAAGTTTATTAAAATGATTAAACCTAATATTACTATTACAGGTTTCTTTCTTGCTGGAACAGGTAGACATGGAAGAGTATCATTAAGAACTATTGAACATAAATTTAAAGTAAGACAATTTAGAGATAAAGATAAAATTATTGCAATTCAAAAAGAATTAAGAAAACATAAAGTTGCGGTATGTAAGACTCAAGGATATGATGAGTATTATATATTGCCTACACCTAAATTAAAAGATAGTGAGGATTTAGTAATTAAACCTAATGCAAAAACATCAGGTATTAAATCTGCTTTCATTAAATCAATGAATGCAAAAACTGTAAATAGACAGTTATTAAACAAATTCATAGGAATGGTCGCCTAGAATGGTTGATAATCAACCCTTTTTAACCCTTGCTAATAACACCCGAATCGTGTTATTATTAAGAATAACAATTGATGAACGAGAGGATATATTATGACACAATTGATAAACGATAAGGAAAAGTTTATTAAGGACATTTCTGAAAAATACGGACAAGGTGCCGTGTTGTCTAGATCTGAAATTAATAAATTTGCGACTAAGAATGGATTTAAAAATCCGTCTTGGTTAAAGAAACCTGAGTACAAAGTCGGTCACGGTCAATACAAGTTGCCGACAGAAGACGTTGCTACTGTTGGTAAATTAGTTTCAAATGAAACTGTTGAGTTACCAAAATCTGTACCAACTGACTCTGCAAAAGTTAATTTGTTTGCTACTCATGATACAAATGAAAACTTGATCCCTAGTAAATTTAAAGGATTTGTACCTTGGGGTCATTACTCAACAATCAAAAAAGTTGTTCAGAGTGGAATGTTCTACCCTATTTTTATTACTGGTCTATCTGGTAATGGTAAGACATTAATGGTTGAACAATTACATGCCGAAAACAAAAAAGAATTAATCAGAGTAAACATCACTATTGAAACAGATGAAGATGATTTACTTGGTGGATTTAGACTTGTTAACGGTGAGACTAAATTTGTTCCTGGCCCTGTCATAGAGGCAATGGTTAAAGGATGTACTCTATTATTAGATGAGTGCGATTTAGGATCTAATAAGTTGATGTGTTTACAACCAGTCTTAGAGGGAAAAGGTGTTTACTTGAAAAAAGTAAATAAATGGATAACTCCAAAACCTGGTTTTAACATTATCGCAACTGCCAATACCAAAGGTAAAGGATCTGAAGACGGTAGATTTATCGGAACTAATATTCTGAACGAGGCGTTTTTAGAAAGATTTGCCGTTACTATAGAACAACCATACCCTAACAAATCGGTTGAAAAAAAGATCGTTGTTGGATCTATGGACAAGTATGGTAAAAAAGATGTCAAGTTTGCTGACAACTTATGTACTTGGGCAGAAGTTATTAGAAAAACTTTTTATGATGGTGGAGTAGATGAGATCATTTCTACTAGAAGACTTGACCACATATCAAAAGCATATTCTATCTTTGCTGATAAATTGAAATCAGTTGAGTTATGTGTAAATAGATTTGATGATGACACTAAAGAGTCTTTCTTAAATCTTTATACTAAGATCGATGCTGGAGTTAAAGTTGAGGACTTGCAAAAACAAGACCAACAAACTGAGATAGAACAAGACGAAAAGTCTGAGGAAGAAGAAGAAACGGATGTTACTATCTAAAAATAAAATTTTTATGGGGGTTGACTTTTTAGAGGTTAATTCCCATATAAATAAAAGTGATACGCTCATTAGAGGTATCCAAATTAAACTTTGCTTAAAATAAGGAGGTTACAATGACCAATAGACTAAGCATATTCAAACAATTACAACCATTCTCAATCGGATTTGATGACGTGTTTACACACTTTGATTCATTTTTTGATTCAGATATGAGGATGATTAATTCATCAAACTACCCACCATACAATATCGTGAAGACAGGTAAGAACAACTATGATATAGAAGTTGCTCTTGCAGGGTTCAATAAAAAAGATATTAACGTGACGGTAGAAGGTGGTAAGTTAACTATCGAGTCTGTAAAGATGAAAGACGTATCAGACGATAACGTTAAATCAGATGACGACAGTATCTTACATAAAGGTATTTCAAAAAGATCGTTTAAAAGGGTTTGGACAATTTCTGAGGATGTTGAAGTGAAAGCAGCCGAACTAAAAGACGGTCTATTGAAAGTGTCAATGGAAAAAATAGTACCAGAGAAAGATAAACTGAGAAAAATTTCCATTAAATAATATATCAAAAAGCATAAAAGGGGGTTGACAATCGGCCCCCTTTTAGTATATGATGAATAAAATTATGAGGATTATATTATGAAAGCATTTGATAAAATAGGTGACAACCTTAAACCTGATGAAGAGTTTAATAAACAATCAGAACAAATAGATAAAAAAATAATAGATCAAAAACAATCCATAGAAAAAGAACAAGAAGAAACTAACAAAGGTTTGAAGATTGAAATGAGAAATCAAACCATGTGTCCTATCATGCGTGTTGAATTTCCTAACGAGATTGTTGAAGAGATAAAAGAATTAGATAATGACTCAGATGAGTTAAATGCCGTTCTAGAAAAAATTACAAAAACATATTTAAAAAAAGCATATGATTTAGAAAAAAAGATACAGATAACAAAAGTATCTGATTATGATCCAGGCAGTAACAGTTTACATCACAATGACGATAAAGTTAAAATTGTTATGTTCTTAGATGACATAGGCAATGCTGATGTGACGTGGGGATCTAATAATAACTTTGGATATGGACATGATTTATATCCTAAAATCTATGATACTATTCAGGCAGAAAAAGGTATATTATTAGTTATGCCTTCTTATGTAAATGCTAATTTTATGAGATTAAAAAATTTTAAAGTATGGGGAGCGAAGTGGTAATGGAACCTGAAGTATTATTAATGAAATATGATGAAGTAAAAATTTTAGACGAAGTAAAAGAATATATAGGATCAACTTACAAAGAACATTATAGTGTAGGTAAAAATGGAAAGATCCAAGTCCAAGATTTGCTAAGGCAACTTGGAATAGATAAAGATTTTTGTCAGGCCAATGCAATAAAATATCTTGCAAGGTATGGTAAAAAGAATGGTAGAAACAGAAAAGATTTATTGAAGGCAATTCATTATATTGTTTTGTTACTATCAAGTGAAAATAATATAGATAATGGAGAAGTGAAAAATGAAACTTAATGAGAGTACGGTTAATGTATTAAAAAATTTTTCTACAATAAATCCTAATTTATTGGTGAAAGAAGGTAGTACAATAACTACAATGTCAGCAATGAAAAATATTGTTGCAAGAGTAAATGTTGAGGAAAAGTTTCCACAACAATTTGCCATATATGATTTAAATGAATTTTTGTCTAGTACAAGTTTATTTAAAACACCTGTAATTGATTTTCAAGATCAATTTTTAACAATCAAAGAAGAAACTAGTAAAGGTACAAAACTTAAATACTTTTATTCAGACCCGTCAGTAGTTACAAGTCCTAGTAAGATGATAACTATGCCGTCTGTAGATGTAACTTTTGAAATCAATAGTGATGTATTAAATCAATTGAAGAGAGCTGCGTCTGTAATACAGGCACCTGATTTGTGTCTAAGAAAAAAAGATGGTAAGACTACAATGACAGTATCAGATAAAAAGAATGATACTGCTAATGATTACTCAATAGAAGTATCTACAAAAGATAGTGCTAAGTCTTTTGAGTTTTATTATAAAGTAGAAAACTTAAAACTATTACCTGGTAACTATGACGTATCTGTTTCTTCAAAAAATATAAGTCATTTTAAATCTAAAACAAATGACGTGGAGTATTGGATTGCGTTAGAGCCTGAGTCAACATACGAGGCCTAATCATGTCAGAAACATTTTTGTGGGTTGAAAAGTACCGACCCAGTAAAGTCAAAGATTGTATTTTACCTAGCAAACTCAAAGAAACTTTTACTGAGTTTGTTTCTAATAAACATATCCCTAACATTATATTAACTGGTAGTGCTGGAACTGGTAAGACTACTATTGCAAAAGCAATGGTGGAAGAGATCGGTAGTACTTGGATGATGATAAATGGATCAGAGGAATCTGGTATTGATGTATTAAGAACTAAGATTAAAAACTTTGCGTCAACTGTTTCTTTAGAAGGTGGTAGAAAATATATTATCTTAGACGAGGCAGATTATCTTAATCCACAATCTACTCAACCTGCGTTGCGTGGATTTATGGAAGAGTTTCATAAGAACTGTGGTTTTATTTTAACTTGTAATTACAAAAACAGATTGATACCACCTTTACATTCTAGGTGTTCAGTAATTGATTTTCAAATTAAGAATGGTGACAGGGTAAAACTTGCACAACAATTTTTTGAAAGAATAAAAGACATCTTAGGTAAAGAGGATATTAAGTTTGAATCTAAAGCAGTTGCAGAATTAATTAATTCATACTTTCCCGATTGGCGTAGAGTTATAAATGAATTACAAAGGTATTCGGCGACTGGTCAGATAGACGCAGGTATTCTCTTAAATATTGGAAGTGAAAATATTAAAGAGTTAATTACCTTTTTAAAGAAAAAAGAATTTACGCATGTTCGTAAATGGATTGTAAACAACCTTGATAATGATCCTAGTAGAGTGTATAGAACTATTTACG